GAACTACTGAATTAACAATTACTCTTCAGGATAGCCAAGGTAATGATAAGTTCAATCTTGATTATACTAAGCGAAATCTTAGATTCCCGGCCGGAGAAATTATCTTACAAGGACAAACAGTTCTTTTAACTGATTTCTTTTCACTTAGAGCAACTCAGTTTTATTCCAAAATGAGTTATCGAGCCGGTTACGAAGTGAGTAGCTTGCCGGAGAGTATCAAACAAGCGACTGTTCTTTATACCAGAGAAGAATTGGCTAGATCTAAAAATACAACTGGAGCGAAAAGAATAAGTCAGGGTGGCATCACTTTAGAATATGCACAAAGAAGTGATAGGTTTGGCGGCAAGTCTGATCTTATAGTTGATGCTGAAAAATTACTTCGCCCGTACCGGCGCATTGGTTAGATGATATTAAATTTAAAAGCTAGTGTTGAAAGACTTACACCTGATTCTGGAGATAGTGACCAAGAACAGTACGCTTCTGTCGATAGCTTGGGTAATATTGATATTAATATTCAACCGGCTAGTGCCGAACTCATTGCGATCACAGGAGGAGCAGTTGGGCTTACGTTTGAGGCGTTTACTTCCATTTCTGGTATTTTCATTGGGGATCGCATTACTGTGTCCGGTACTGGTGACAAATTTATTGTAAGAGGCGTGAGAGACTGGTTTTTCGAGCCTATTCCTCATCTAGAGATTATTTTGTTCAAGGGTGATTCGTAAAATGAATAATTTAGCATTAGGCACAGCAGGTGAATATAGAGTGATGTCCGAACTTTTATTAAGAGGGCATGTAGTATTTACTCCCGCCGTTGATAACGGAGTCGATTTAGTTTTGGGTAATGGGAAAAGAATACAAGTAAAATCTACAGATAGCGAAGTGGAATATCGTAAAGGGGTCAAGTTTTATGCGTTTACCATACATAAAAATATACGTCATGGACATGTCAATAAAAAGTATAAATCGGATTTGGCAAAAGAATTTGATTTTCTGATAGCCTGTGTACCTAGGGAAAATATATTTTATATAATTCCATCGGAAGTATTGGGGAAAGTATCAACAGTAGCCGTTCCTACTGAAAGAGATAATAAATCCAAATATTCTGAATATAAAGACAATTGGGGGTTATTAGAAAGGCGATGAATAGTGGTAGGGGAGGGGTCATTTCGTGTCTAGGGGGAGTGACCTATAGTAGTAGGGGAGGGTAGGGGATGGCTGCCTTTAACATACAAATAAAAGGACTAGATTCACTTGTAGCTAATACTCAAAAAGCAGGTGATGATTTACCTGGGTTACTTCTTCAAACAATGAAGAAGGCTACAACCCAGATCAAGAATGATGCTAGGAGAATTAGGCCAGGAAGCTTTAAAAATCAGACCGGTAATCTTAGGAGATCGATCGATAGAAGGGTATTTAGCGCTGCAAGAGGAGTAGTTTTTGTTGGTGAGAAATATGGGAAGTATGTTGAATTTGGGACCAAACCGCATATAATAAGACCTAAGAGCGCAAAGATGCTCGCCTTTAAAGTTAATGGTCAATTGGTTTTTGCAAGACAGGTAAGGCATCCAGGATCGAGACCATATCCGTATATGGAACCTGCCTTTAGAGAAAATAAAGATAAAGTGTTAAAAGAATATGCTAGAGTAGCTCAAGTTGTAGTAGAAAGGATGGCTAAATGAGTACAAAATTTGTTGACGTATCAGCCGCGATTAAGGCGAAATTAGATAATCTCTCTCAATTGAAGAGTGTTTATGAATATGAACCGGATAAACCGACTGACGGAAAATACCCCTTTGCTACAGTAACATTAGCTAGTTTCGAGGGTGAATTTGCGGATACTATTAGAAATAGCCGGGTTATCGTTTACTCGGTTAAAATTTATCAAGAAAGAACAGAAAAGGGCTTTGGAAATGAAAAAGCAGAAAGAGTAATGCGGGAAACGATTGATGAAATGGTAACTGCCTTCGATAACGATACTACTCTATCGGGTACAGTTAAATGGATAAAGCCCGCAAGTGGAGATTTTGACAATATCGAAAGAGAGACCGGTGATACTAGGGTTTGTGATGTATTATTAGAAGCTAACGTAGTAGTTGACTCGTTAACTTAATAGTTCTATTATTAATTAAAGATGTCAGAAAAAATAGGTCGATTAGGATTTTTAGGACTCGCGGTCGAATCTGATCCGGGAACTCCAGAAGACTCTCCTTCTGTCTTTATTCCTTTCACTGAAAATTCACTCCGAGGACACCACGAACCGATTATGGATATCTCTACCCGGACCTCTAGGGTAAAAGACTTCTCTTCTGTCTCTGGTAAAAAGTGGGGTGAGGGTTCCGTTCAAATGTATTTGGATGCTAATAATGCTGGTTATCTTTTCAAACTTGCTTTGGGTCAAGAGGCAAGGATCGAAAAGAATGCCGATCCTGCAATTCACGATCATCTGTTTACTCCAACTGTTTCTGGAAACGCTGCTGCTGCTGCTACTCTTTGGGATGATAAGGGAGTAGATACCGAGCGATATTCCTATGCAGCAATTGATACTTTGGAAATAAACATTGATACAGAAGGGCTTGCGACTATCACCAGTGGCTTTATGAGCAAGTTCCCATCTACAGTTACTTCGCCAACGCTTACTACTGCATCTGGCACTCTATACACCTGGAAAGACATGAATGTTAGATTTGGAACTACTGTTGGTGGCGCTCAAGCTGCATCAGTGACCAAGATTACCGAGCTTACAATGAGTATCGCCAACTCTTTAGCTCTTAACTACAAGTCGGGATCTCAAGAACCAGATACAATTACTTATGGACCCCTTGAAGTAACTGGTACTTACACACTTTTCTTTGAGAATGCTACCGAAAGAGATAAATATTACAACCTCACTAAAAATTCAATGGTTATTACTTTAGATGGGGCCGGACTTGGTGCGGGATTCGCTGAAAGAGTAGAGATTGTTTGCAAGAAACTTATTATTGAGGATGTTGACATGGAAACCGGACTTGAAGACTACTTTGCCATAACTGCAAACTTTAGAGCAGAAATTGACCAAGACCAAGCGGGATATGTTGAATCTACCTTTAGAAATGGTAAGACTTCAGATTACTGATATAATAAGAGTAGTTGGTTAGTCACTTGACCAACTACGGGTCACCTTAGTATTAACTTGCTTTTGGTGACCCGTTTATGTTACGGTGAATAAATAAAATGGAACGAAAAACAATCGAACTAATACTTCCTGAATCGAATGCGAAAGTTATTCTATATGAATTTCTAACTGGTGGTGATTTCAGGGCTATCCAAAAGAAACTTCTTGAATCCACAAGTATAAATATTAAGGATGTAAAAGCGCCGAAGGATATTTCTGGTGCGGCAATAATGGAAGCTGATGATTTTACTGCGAGGCTTGCTGTTAAATCAATCACCGATTCAGATAAACCGATATCGGATATTGAAACATTTATGTATAACCTGTCTATAAAGGATAGTAGTGTTCTTTTTGAACAGGTAAGGAAAATATCCACTGCTTCAAATCTCTCCATAGCAGCTAAAAAAAAATAACTAAAGACGCAATTCGTATTATTCGTTTGGGTTCATCTGTAGCCTCATTGGAATATGGTCGGTTTGCGATTTGTCGTGAGATGGGCTGGACATTTCAAGAGTATCAGAATCAACCGCAGTTTTTCTTAGAAGAGATAACGATCTTTCTTTCACAGGAATCGATGAAAAACAAGAGCGACCTTTCGAAGAAAAAATGATATATTAGAGATATGGCAGATGCTAAGAAAGAACTAGAAATTGTTATTTCTGCTCGTAATGAAGCTTCTAAAGTCCTCGATAGTTTCGGTAAGAAAGTAAAAGATTTAGGAAGGAATTTAATTACGCTAGGGATAGCTCCCACCGCAGCCCTCGCACTTATAACTAAAAGTGCTATCGATTTCGAATCCTCGTTTGCTGGAGTAAGAAAAACAGTCGATGCTTCTGATGAGGAGTTTAAACAATTAACCCAAAACTTTAGGGACATTTCAAAAACAGTCCCAACCTCCGTAAATGAACTTAATCGAATTGCTGAAATTGCCGGTCAGTTGGGAATAAGTGGAGTAGAAGATATAACCCAATTCACAGAAACTATTGCTAAGATAGCAGATACCACTAATTTAACAAGTGAAGAAGCGGCAACATCTTTTGCCAGGATAATTAACATAATGGGTGAGGGAACCGATGTTGTTGATAACATGGCCTCTACTGTTGTTGACTTGGGAAATAATTTTGCCACTACTGAAGGCGAAATTATCACTTTTGCAAATAGAATCGCGGGTGCCGGGAGAATATCTGGTTTAATGACCGAGGATGTACTTGCAATTGGGGCAGCCATGTCGTCTGTCGGTGTCCAGGCTGAAGCCGGTGGGACTGCGGTACAGAAAGTTTTAATTTCTATGGCGCGAGCAGTTAATGAGGGTAATGAGGACTTAGAGATTTTCGCTAAAACTGCCGGG